AAGAACAACTAGCCGCCGAACAACGCGAAACCGCAATCCGCGAGATCATGGATATTGCCGATGTGGATTGCCGGGTTACTGCGGCTCGACTGGTTGATGCTGGGTTTAAGCGGGAGGTGGTTTGATGGGTATTTATCTGGATACGAACAGCGCATTTGAAGAATGGTGCGATGCGAACGGTTACGATAGCGAAGACGAGCATGATCGCGAAGAGGAAGTGTTTAAGCGCGGATCTCATGTCAGCTTCTATATCAAGAAGGAAGCAGACGATACTTACGCACTCGTGACAGCTAACTGCGATTACGACTGGGGGCGAGACGGTATCGAGATCGAGAAGGAGGGACTCAAACGAACAGAGAAACAGGTGACGACAACCACCGTCGTATACGAGTAAACAAAAAGGCCCTCTAAACAAGGGACTTTTTTGTGATAGATGATGTCCGCTGTCCGAGGACCATGGACGCTACTTAAGTTTGCGCTTGGCTCGCTCGATGATTGCTTTTGATAGTGGCTCGCCCTTGTCGTCAACTAGCACTTCTACCTGAGTGCAGTAGCAGAAAATCGGGTTGGGTACGATTGAATACCAGATCGCAACTTCCTGAATAGTGAAAAGCTCCCCATGCCTGGCTATATGAGATGCGCGGCTCTTGCTCTTGAGCGCTGAGAGGTGGAGCAATTTAGACTTGATGCCTAGATCAGTCTGCGCCTGTTGCGCCTCTTCTCGCCTAGCTGTACGCATAGCCCCGACAACTTCAGTCTGTGCGATACGGCTAGCATCAAACTTGCTAACCCCAATCCTTGCTTCGATATCCTCTGCGATCTTTCGTGGATTTAGTCCGCTTGCCATGCCGCGAGACAGGGTAGACGCTAGATCGCCAACCATGCTGTCAGAGATCTTTTTCATCTCGTTGAACGAGCGCGCTTGGAGAAGACTAAGCCGGCGACGATAAGGCGCGCTGGTCAATAGAGAATCTAGGTGCGGCCTGCTGACGGCATAAGCCTCTGACTGAATAGCTAGGTTAGCCATCGTCAAAGCCGTACCCTGCACATATGCTGGCGTCACATAGGCAGACATGAACCAGTTCGTTTGTGGCGTACCCTCGTCGATTAGCTGGCCGATCAGCATGGAAATCTCGTTATCCATGTTGGCTAGCGTGAAATCATCCAGCTCAAAGATGTACGTCTTCTGCTCAGCGTTGACAGCGTTAAGCGTCACCACCTTGTACGGGATGCGCTTCAGGATCGCCAGAACGCCTTTCTGTACGGCTTCAATGCGTCGATTGAAGTCCTTGATTGCGCGCTGGACTCTCGCCTGCTGACCAGTCGGGTCCGTCTCGCTTCTTGGGATGATTGGCTCGCCCATAAAATCCTCTAATTAAGAAAGGCCCCGTAGGGCCTTTGATTATTGCACGGTTGCCGGATCTTCTGGCTCTGGCTCGATGTCTGGAAGAGGCTCAAGCTCAACATCGGCCTCGTAGCCTGCTGATACTCGAATCTCGTCAACGTTAAACACTGGCTGGCCCGAAGAGAGCATCTGCGCATTAATCTCCGACATGGTTTTAGCGTTCAGCAACTTCTCAGCATCAGTCGATTCAGTAAGCTCATCAAACATAACTTCGAAGTCTTCCCGGCGCTCAATAACACCGTGATCCATCATCCACTCAACCACTAGACGCGAGTTGGGGCCGACTTCATTCAGGCGGCGACCTTGACCGAACCTATTGAACGCCTTGATGTCCTCGTTACTTGCTAGCGTGCCAGTCTGACGCCCTACGATGATGGTGGAGCCTACTCCAATGCCTGCGCCTACCTCTTGCAGGTTTACTTCAAACGGGCCTACAGGATCGGGCACAGCAGACGTGATTGCGTTAACGGTGCCGCCTTGCGTGATGATCGCGGAGTCAATGCCACGGTTGAGGCCTGACACCACTTCATCGTATAGCGTACCCACTTCCGACAATTGCATGCCGTGTGCGCGCGCGAGGTCAGAAAGATTTGTGTCCTTCTCGAATCCGATATGGATAGCACGAGCAGCAGCTTTGATATAAGCCTCGCCAGAACCGCCTGTAACTTTCTCCAGGCTGATCAGTGCGTTCAGAATTGGCTCGTACACCGACTCTGGCTCAGTAATCGACCCGAAGATAATCACGCGGCTAGGGTGCATCTCTACTTGACGAGGCGAATTACCAGAGACTTCGCTGTGTTCGTTGTAGGTGAACATCAGTGGAGCGCCGTAAGTGGGGCTCGCCTGATTGGTGTCCCACACTGAAACAGTAAGCGACCCACGCCAAGCAGGAATGAACTTCACGATAGCAGCGGCGCTGACATTCTTCAGCGGCTCATTCCACTGTTTCGAGTCCTTAACCTGAATGATCAGGCCAGCATAACCGCCAACCATCTTGCGCTTGTCGGTTTCCTTGATGGCAGACCAGATAGCTTTCTTCTTGAACAGCCTCTTGACATCCTTTTCCCACTGAGTTTCATCGCGGGATTCGTCGAACTCGTCTTCGCCCTCAATGATCCACGGGTTCGTTTGCCACGTCTTATTGAGGATCTGCATAAGCGCACCATGACCAACGCCATGACGCTTGTAGACGCGGTAGAACTCGTCAAATCCAGGGTTATCGGGGAAGCCGTATTCGCAGTACGCACGGGGACGCTTCGTATCCAGCGCGCCAGTACCAAACGCCGCCAACTGACGAGACGCAGCGATCTGCCGTTCAGCCAGGTTATTCAGCGCCATCATCAGTTCAGGTGGTGCATTGACAGTCATAAAATAGGGCCTCGTAAATTACCCTCATTATACAGCTTGCGGGAATGCTGGGTTTAGGCTAAGGTTTGCGTACTTTAAATGGAGGGCTGGACGGATGAAATTGGTTGAATTGTTGGCTAAGGAATTGGCTGAATGGCCGGAATATGCATCTTGCATCACCCAAGATGATGGCGGATGTATGAATGGCGGAACCGTTAAATATCCACCGGTATTGCATGGAACTGCTTGGGGAGAAGGCGCTTTCTATCTGGATGACCCTGATAATACAGACTCGGTTATGCGTCTTACTCAAGCTGACGACTACCTGACCGCCATCGTTACCCGCGCCCAATGGCAAGCCGAGCGCGACCGTCGGAAGGGTGGCGAGTGGAAGCGGCATCGGGCAGGTAGAAATCAGCCGGTCGCGGGCGATGTTCTCGTAGAAGTAAAGCTTCGTGACGGCGACATTCAGCAAGCAAAGGCTAGCGCATTCCTGTGGAATCATTCGGATTGCGACGTTTACGCCAATATCATGCAATACCGAATCATCAGCCAGCCAAAAGCGGAGGAAGTAGACACTCGCGAATATCGCGGTCCATTCCCGTGCGCTCCGATTGGTGAGCCAGAAAACGCTATCGAATTCGACATCGAATTCCCATCAGGAGCTATTCACTTGGAAGCACAAGTAGACCAAATCGACGGCCCTATTCGCTGGAGGGATACAGTCAACGAACTAGACGCCTACATCGAGGAATTCACTCGTGAGCGTGAAAGCCTGATTAATCGTCTGGCGCTGGAAGGATTTGCGCTGATTCCGGCTATGACTCCGGTTATGGGGGTTGCTGATATCGTTTTCCCCATTGAAGAATGGCAGATTGGCGATATCGTTGAGGTTACTAGTGTTTCCTGCGAGTCCGCCGCACCGCTTGGTGTTTTCACAATTACAGACATCGACAGCAGTGAACCAAAATACGAGCTGGATGATCAGTACTTCCCGAATCACAATCAGATGAAATTCATTCGCCGCCCGTAACGCCTAACCATCCACCAAAGCCCTCCTAACCCGAGGGCTTTTTTGTGCGTGATAGAATAGTCAGCAATTATTGGAGACTATCCTATGCGCCAAAAACAGTCGTTCGTCGTTAACTCGACCACCGACGCCACAAGTACCCGCGTAAACGTCCGAGTAGCGGTTAACGCTGCGTCAATCCGTCGCGAGCAGCATAACGGTCGCGAGCATATCGTGGTGCCGTCGTTTACGCTTCCTGATGGCGTTGTGATGAATAACGGCCTCTATCCAAAGGAAGAGATCGATAAGGCGTATGCGGGGCTTGAGGGTACTCTAGCGCCACTGTCACACCCGATGGTTGACGGTGATTACGTTAGCGCACGACAGCCTGAAGCGATTAACGCTTATCACGTCGGCGCATGGAATCGCAATGTTCAGCGCGTCGGCAGTCGAGTCAGTATTGAAAAGTGGATCGACGTTGAGTTTGCCAAGAACTCCGAGAATGGTCGCGCACTGCTTGAGGCTATCGACAAGCAAGAGCCCATCCACACCTCCACCGGCATCTTTCTTGATCGCGAGATGACGCCCAATGCTGACGGCTACGGTTGGATTGCACGCAACATGATGTTCGACCATGACGCCATCCTCATTGGCGAGACTGGCGCAGCTACCCCCGCTGACGGCGTTGGCATGATGGTCAACAAGACCTTCGTAATCAACTCGGCGATTCCTGTAGTCAACGAAGACGCCCTAGACGACTCATACGGCGAGAAGCTTGCCATCTTGAGCGAGGCAGTCAAGGAGCGGTTTGCCACTTCGGATTCCTACGCATACGTGCAAGACTTCGATGATCGCGCACTGGTGTATTGCACTCCAGAAGGCATGTATTCGATTGACTACCACTTTGAAGGTGATAACCCGATCCTGACTGGTGATGTGCGCACAGTAGTAGCGGAAACGTCGTACAAGGTGAAAACTAACTCCATGATTGAGCACGTACGAAGCGTGCTAAAATATTTCAGTACCAAAACTAAACAGCCAGTCGTGGCTAATGTTATAGAGGATTCAGAGATGGACAAAGTTGAACTTCAAGCGATGCTTGATGCTCAGGCTGAGAAACTTAGCGGTGCGTTCAACGCTCAGCTGGAAGCTCAATCTGTGACCATCAATGCATTGCAGGAATCGCTGAAGGCTAACGCCGAAGCGGGCCTGAAAGACAAGCGCGCCGCAGTAGCCAAAGTTCACGGCGAAGTGGTTGCAAACGCCTTGAGCGGTGAAGCTCTGGATCAGATGTTCGCTAGCGTGCAAACCGCAGCTGGCATCGTTTCTGGTTCGCCAGTAATCAACAGCGGCGACGAATACAAAGTTCCTAGCATGTCTGATCACTTTGGAGGTGCTAAGTAATGGCATACCCACGCTACCATCGAGTCAACCTTGACGGCGACTCGCTGATGAAGACCGAGACCCGCAAGACTGCTGCCGCTCTGTTGCCTGGCACCATGGCGGTTATCAACTCGTCCAGCCTGTTTGCTCAGCAAGCTACCGCTGTAGGTCGCATGTACATCATGGATGTCGGTTACCACCAAGGCCTGAAGATTACCGAAGCTAACCCAATTGGTGATAGCGCAGTCGGAAACTACTGGGAAGAAGGTCGCGAATACGCAGTGCGTGTTGCAGCCGCTACCGTTGTAGCCAAAGACACCCCTATCAAGCTTGCTGCTGGCGGAATCGGCGCTGTGGGCATCGAAGGCACTGACGTAATCATTGGCTACTCTCAGGACGCCGTTACCATTGGCGCAACTGCTGACTTCATCCGCGTTCGCGCAGTGTCCATCTAAGGGGACTTGAACTATGTATTTTGAAGCAAACGCGGATAAGAAATATCCGCACCTTGTTAGCCACTGGAACACCATGTGGGCTAACCGTAACTGGTTCGATAAGACCGACAAGCAGATGATGGCTGCCTACAACAGCGCAATGCCTAGCGGTATGGCTGTGAACGCTGGCGGCATCACCCGCGACTTCTGGGCGGCGATGGATAACCAAGTTGTCGAGCTGCGTAATACCGGCGTCGGCATGGAGATCCTGAATGACCTCCTGCAAGTACAGACCGTTGTGGATATCGGCAAAACCGCCAAGTTCTACAACAACGTCGGTCACATCGCGGATGACGTAACCGTATCCATCGACGGTCAGGCTCCGTACAGCTTCGATCACGTTGATTACGGTCAAGACGCTGACCCAATCCCTGTAATCCAAGCAGGTTGGGGTGTTAACTGGCGTCACTTCCGTGGCTTGCAGACTGAGGGCATCGACCTCGCTTTGGATAGCCAGCGTGCAAAAATGCGCGTGTACAACGACAAGCTGGTAGCTCTGACTCTGGATGGTGCAACCAACATCCAAGTTCAAGGCTTCCAATCGCAAGGCCTGCGTAACCACCGCAACACCAAGAAAATCGACCTTAACGTCTCCAGCGGCGTCGGCGGTCTGATCAACTTGGCTACCGCAACCGCTGCCGAACTGATCGCCTTCTTCCAAGGTCCGTTCGCCACCATGCTGCGCACCAACCGCATCCCAGAGCTTGACGTTCTGTGGGTATCAGATGAGATCGGCGTGAACCTGGGCAAAGTGTACGTAGAGAATGGCGTGACTGTTGGCACCGTTCAAAGCTACCTGCTCCAGTTCATCAAGGTGAAAGAGATCCGTTCGACCTACGCTCTGGTAGGCAACGAAGCTCTGGGTTATGTCCGCAACCGCGACGTAGTAACCCCGTTGGTCGGCATGGCTTCGAGCATTCAAGCTCTGCCGCGTCCTCTGCCAGAATCCAACATCAACCTGCGTGTAATGGGCGCGATGGGTATTCAGGTCAAGGCAGACGCCGATGGCCTGGGCGGTGTGGTCTACATGGCTAAGCTGACCTAATAAGTCAGTGGTAAAATCAGGGGAGTCTTCGGGCTCCCCTTTTTATTTGGAGAATTGAAATGCGTTATGAAGTTACCAAGGCATGGCAGGGCGTATCGGTCGGTGATGTGATCGAAACCGACACCTTGCATGATGCGCTTAAGCCCAATGTGCGCGAACTTACAGAGAAATCGAAGGAGCCAGAAGTAGAAGCCCCTCGCCGTGGTCGCCCGCCAAAGGATAAAGAGTAATGGCCCGATTCCGCGTCACATACCCAACGAACGGACTTGAGGCAGGCGCTATCGTAGAGTCTGACTCATGCCCGCAATGGCTTAGGGGTAAGTGTGTATCGCTGCCTGATGAGGCTGTGAAGGTGCTTGAGGTTGCGAGCCCTAAGCCGAAGGTAAAGCGGAAGTAATAAAAAAGCCCTCACTTGGAGGGCTTTGTTTCAGATCAGGATAAGCAGCAGGAGCCATAGCATGGTCGTGTCCTCGGTTAGTGGTTGATAGGCCTGATTACAGAAAGCTCAGGACTCGTTCGTATTCGGCGTTCATACGCTTAGCTTCGTCTTGAGCGGTCTGCTCGTCGTCAAAGGTGGCGATGAACATGCTGCCGCTGAAGATGTCGAAGTGGTTGGCGTTTTGTTTTACCGTGAAGTTCATGGTCCATGTCCCTAGAGTAGCCCCTCGCGAAAGGGGCTTTCCATTTATTTGCGCTTGATCATCAGAACCGCTAGAAGCAAAGCGACAATGACCAGATCAGCGCACATCGATAACAGCCTACTTGCAGAATCAACCAGAACAACTCCGCCAGCCAAGCCGAACGCTGCAAGATTCCTGATGCTTGTCACAGGTAGTCTTTCAGGTTGAGGTTCATGATCTTGGCCGCTTTCTCCAGAACAACCATTTCTTCTGGCTCGATATCGCCATCCGACTCAGCAACGGTCAACATGAAGTTGAGAACGGTTGCCGCATCGTCAACGCTATGCGCCAAGTCTTTCAGTTCTTTCTCTGCGTTCTGACGAATGATGCGTGGGCCGCCGTCGTTGAAGTCAGCCTTTGCACGGTCGATGGTGTTACTCAGTTCGGCGCCGAAGCCTTTAAGTGCTGCTGAGTTGTTGATCAGCTTTTCGATCTTTTCGAACTCTTCTTTTTCGATCTCGCCGTCAGCAGATGCTACGTAGAAGACACCGTATACAGAGGCCTGCATCAGATCGCGGTTGGTCATAACTGCGATTGCTTGACGGGCTTCACCGGACTTCTTACCGAACAATTTACCGAACATTTGATTTCCCCTTGGTTGCAGTCCGTTGTGGCTGCTTGAGACGAACTATAGATACGCCACGAAAAGACGTCAAGCAAAAATGCTAAAATGGTCGAAACTATTTTCCAGGTGGCGAAAATGCCAAGCATTGAAGACATCAAAGCGTATTTTTTGGCCTACGGGATTCCTGTACCGCCCGACTTCATATTGCAGCTTTGGATTGATACCATTTCCGTCATCCAGCCATGCCTAGACGGTGCAGGCTATCCAGCATCAACGCAAATGCTTATCTATCTATATCTGCTTGGACTTACAGGCTACGTTAACGTTGATCGGCAGATCAGTTCTCAAACGGCGCCTAGCGGTGCAAGTCAGTCTTTCCGCTGGGGATCATTCGTTGACCGCTACCGCTCTCTGCGCTCTCTTCTTAATACGCTGGACACTTCTGGCTGCACAGCTTCGGTAATCCCTCCAGAGCCTGGCGCATCTGCCGGCCTATGGGTTTCTACTGGCGGGAAGTGCTGCTAATGGCTAGGACGTTGCGTGCGAAGCGCAGAAGTAGCGATACCGTGCGTGACGGCATATTCCAGTATTCTGCGGGCGGATGCCGTCATCATGGGAGCTGTGGTTATTGCGTGCAGAATCGTACCTTCTCCCGCGCTGAATCTGATTGGGATAAAAACGTGAAGCTGTACGGCTGGCCTGATGCTGACCCCTGCTACATGATGGAGGAATCGTAATGGCCTTCATGTCCGCATGGTACATGATCGACACCGCAACCGTGTACCCAAGGCTCGCAGAAGGCGATTGGGGCGGCGGCGTAACATACGGAACCCCGTACACCATCCTTTGCGGCCACGAAGGCGTATCGCGGCAATCACGCGACACTGAGGGCGCAGAGTTCGTAACGCGGGATGTCTATTACACCGGCGACACTCGGCCAGCATACCTAGACCGAATCGCATACGGCGACACTACCGCCCAAGCGTGGGATGCAGTCTCGGCCGCAGAGATTCGCAAGATTGCTCGTCACGGCATGTCGGCGTTTAACTACGAAGACGAGTACGATTTAGAAACGATGTAAAATGCACAATCAACATTTACCGGAGTTAATGCAATGGCTACAGAACTTCTACCTGTCGCGTCTGGAGCCGCTAACTCTGCTGACTTCACTTTGGCTGCTGGCGAGACGGCAACAATTGCGCTTAAAGACGCAGCGTCTCCTGAAATTGAGAGCGGTCCAGTTGTCGCCGTTCAATTAAAGGATGACGCAGCCGCTTACTGGGATATCTACTTGATGACCAGAGAGAATAACTCGGTAGTTATTAGCGCGGCTGGCACTTATCGAGTTCGACGAGTGGCGAACGGTGTATCTGTAGGCGCATTCCGAGGCTAATATGATCACGAGATCAGTAGTTAGTTCGGTAGTGCGCAAGTTTGTATTGCGTTCCGGTGCCGCTCCAATCTTGAGCGGCGCTGTACCTATTCCAGATCCGACAACCGTCAACTTCACTTCCGCTCAGTTCGCTCCTGGCTTCTCTGGTTCGATCAGTACGACTAAGAACGCCGCACGCATATACGCGCGAGGGGATGTAACACTATGGTCCGGATTCATTACAGGCACCGAAGCCAAGCTTACAAACCCATCTGATTTTGGCGATAACGACGGATCAATGCAGGTTGCCATTAACGGGTCTGCATTTACCAGTGCCGCGAGAACAGGCTCTGTGTATACCCTGTTTACCGGATTGCCCCACGCTAAACGATTCGTCGAAGTTCGATGGGTAATCCAGATGGGCGAGGCTCCGTATATCGCATCCTCTGGCAATGTCCTGCAAGTGACTGGACAACCGCCATCACTTGAAACAATGGGTAGTCAGGTAACTAACGGATCGAACTCTGATACCGGCTTCTACAGCGGCGCACTGATCGCCAACATCGCCAACTACGCACCGCCACTACAGGCGCCTTCGGGAACTACTTACGGATCTAACGTCGGCTCCGTCAAGATGAAAGGCGCGTTCTCGAAGCTGGTTGTTACTGTCGGCGGTCCGCGCAAGGTTGGCGTTAGCAAGAATGGTGGAGCTCCATCTTTCTATTCAATCGCTGACGAATCTGGCGGCCCTATTCGCGCTATCGTAGTGCCGTGCGACGGATCAACCTCGACGTATAACGTGTGGGATAGTGGCAACTATTACAACACTGGCGGTCACTTCGCTGTATCTGGTGACTCTGCGCTACTCAACATCGGCACCACGAAGCAGTTCCACATATTTGGGGACTCTATCGTCGCCGGAGCAGGACCAGGAGCCACCGCCGTTGATTCTGAGATGATGTCCGTAGCCTCAGCCTTGGGCGGGGTTGGTACAACTATCGGTGTAGCCGGCCAGACAATCGTCGGCTGCAAGACTATGCTGGACAACGCACTGCCCCTACTGACGGTCAGCGCTAATGACGTGGCGGTCCTGTCTATCGGCGGCAACAGTGCGTCAGGCGGCATTGATGCGACCAAGAAGGCAGACTATCTGTCGTGCATCAATAAGCTGCAAGCGAAGGGTTATGGCAAGATCCTCTGTCGCGGCATTCTTCCCACTCCGGACGGATCTGACACTCGCGCTATCTACAACGTCGAGCTGCAATCGGTCGTGACAACATTGGCTGATCCTAACGTGATGTGGATCGATACCAGTGCGTGGATTGGCTACGACACCCAGGACAATACGCATCCGACTATTGCGGGTTATGTGACGCTGGCCAGTTATGCGTTGCCTGCTTACACGTCGTTGCTGGGGCTTTGATATGCCGGTCAAGGGGTTGAAAGAGGTTCGCCAAAGCCTGCATAAGCTGGTCTGGCAGATTAGCGGCCCAATGGCTGAGAAGGCGCTAACCGAGGTGATGATCGTTGCTGGTGGTTATGCAGCAACAATGACGCCAATCGACACTAGCAACCTGATCAACAGCCAGTTCCGCCAGATCAGCAAGTCAGGCGACAAGCTTACAGCGATGCTTGGCTACACAGCGGCATATGCGGCGGCTGTACACGACAAGAAAGGCGCGACAGTCGGCAAGAACATTCTGAGGTCAAAGGCTGATCCATCACGCGGCAACTTTTGGGACCCTGATGCAGAGCCTGGATTCCTAAAGAAAGCATTCGAAGAGCCTGATGCAAGGGCTGACATAGACGCAGTAGTTGAAAGGTATATGAAACTACCATGAGCCATACACCGATCAATCTATTCAAGGACTGGCTAGAACTATATGTCTCGACGGCTGGCTACACAATCAGTCGCGGCATGTGGGAAGAGGCTAACAATGGCGCAAAGAAGTTCGTGGCGGTCTGGTCTGACTCTGGAAGAACGCCAAATGGTGAAATCCAGTATCCGCATATCCGCGTGATCGTGACTGGTCGCGCAAACGGTCGTGCGCTTGGCGATACAGAGGGCGCTGAACTGTTCGCAGAGTCGTTGTTTGATGCGGCTATTGCGCACTTTGAAACAAGTTGCATGATGCAAATTAGGCCAGTTGGCAGCGTGCAAGGACCGTATTACACCGAAACCAGTAGACCTTGGGTAGAAATAAACTTCGAATTGACGTGTTAAACTATGTGCATCTGCTCGTAGTGGGCGGTACTTTCAAACTTTAAAGGAGGTGCCTTGTGGCCCTTAACTGTGCGTCGGATAAATTTGTAGGCAAGAGCGTACTCGCTGAGTTCGCCCTTGCTTGCGGTGATGTAGACCCGCTGACTTTGACGTGGCTGCCACTTGGCGCAGCTCGTAACAAGTCTAAAACCATGTCGGCTGATACCGTTGATGCTACCGCTGATGACTCGGTAGGCAGCTTTCGCGATACGCTGATCACCTACAAAACTTTCGAAGTCTCGATTGATGGCGTTACCAAGCGCGACGACGGCACCACTTCGAACCAGCAATTGCTGGCCAACCACTTCGAAACCGATCCTCAGCCGTATGTTTGGATTCGCCTGACTGGTCCGATCAACTCGACTACCGCTTTCTGCGTTCTGACTGAGTTCAGCGAAGAATACCCGTACGACGATGTGGCTACCTACTCGATGACTGCCAGCGCAACCTCGCGCCCAGGTGGCCTGGCTAGCGTTATCACTTCGGTAACTCCGATTGCCGTAACCGCCGTTAACGTAACCCCGGCCACTGCAACCGTAGCTGTAGGCAACGTCACCAACCTTGACGCTGCAATCAGCCCTGCTGCTGCCGTCCAGTCCGTAACTTGGTCGTCCGCAACTCCTGCGACTGCTACCGTTAACTCGGCTGGCCGTGTGACTGGTGTTGCCGCTGGCACCGTAACCATCACTGCAACCTCGGTCAGCGATCCGACCAAGACTGACACCTGCGTGGTTACTGTTACAGCGTAACAATAAGCAAATAACTAGCCTCCTTTTTGGGGGCTTTTTATTGCCTACAATTCTCTGGATGCAAGGTAGCGATATTTCTCTGGTGACATGCAGGAGAAGCGAGGATCTATTTTTTTCTCTGCATTCATAGCATTTCCGTAATTCGCAATCTGTACGCATTCAACATCGCTTTCTATGTCGAATTTGCTTGTTACGTTATCGTAGATGCAGCCGATGTCAGAGCAAAGACCAACTACAAGCACCAAGGTAAGCATTTCGTAATCCTTAATTGTGTGTGTTCGCCGAGTATATCCCTGCGCAGAAAGCCGTCAAGCGCAAAATGCTAAAATGGTGGAAATTTCTATGGACGCTAAAAATGCGCAAGCCCATCACGTCGATAGGGGAGATAGGCGTCTACGTCGGCGACAAAGAATATCTCTTCAGGCCTTCACTCTCCGCAATGGATTCTCTCGGTTCCCCGGCTGAGATAGTCGAGAAATTTGCGCTGTTGTTCTCTTCGCCAAAGATAAACCCTATCTGGCCTATCCAGGCATACAGAGCCTGGGAGCGTGAAGTTATCGCTACGGCATATGACGTGCTGATGGCTTGCTGTGATGACGATGTTACGCCGCTGCTAGGTCATATGGGCAGTAAGTGGGGATCGTTCGTGCCTGGCGCTATGCCTTCGATGGATATGATCTATCTGGCGCGCTCACTGATGAACGACGGAATTATCGGCCTGAAACCAGAAGGCCTATTAGCCAAGCCGAAAGAAGAGTACACGCCTAAATTCCAGGCTCGCGAATTTGTGGCGCAAGCAGTCGCGCATCTTGGCATGTCTAGCGACGCCGCTTGGAATTTGACCATGACCGAGTTCGCCGGGGCTATGCAATCGAAATTCGGCAAACCAGAAACATTGCCAAGCCTTGATGAGCACGACGACGCAATGGCTCGCCTCGCAGAAATCAACAGATTGAGACAGTATCAGGTGAACAAATGAGCAACCTCGGCACCATCACTTACACCACGAATATCGAGACTGCTCAGCTTGTTTCGAGTACGAAGGTTGCCGATAAGCAGCTTGACGGTCTTCAGCAGTCATTTGACAAGACAGACAAGGCGTCCCAGCAGCTTGGTGGCGGCCTAAGCAAGCTTGCTACATCTATTGCTGGCGTCATGTCTATTGCTGCTGTGGTCAATGAGTTTAAAAAAGCCATTGCCGTGACGATGGAGTTTAACGCTACCATCTCCAACCTGTCTGCCCTGACTGGTGCGGTCGGTAAGGATCTGGCTGTGTTCCGCCAGGCCGCCATCGACATTGGCGGATCAACCTCTCTCAGCGCCACTCAAGCCGCAGAGGCGATGAAGCTGATTGGCTCTGCATCTCCAGAGCTGCTTAAGTCTGCTGACGCTCTAAAGGCTGTTACACAGCAGGCAGTTACTCTTGCTGAAGCTGCTGGCAGTACACTCCCTGAAGCTGCCGCAGCCGTTACCGGCGCGCTTAACCAATTCCAGCTGGGAGCAGATCAGGCTGGCCGAGTGATTAACGTTCTGGCGGCAGGCGCAAAAGAAGGCGCGTCAGAAATTACCGACACTGTTGCGGCCATGAAAGAGGCTGGCGTAGTAGCTGCTCAAAGCGGAGTCAAGTTCGAGCAGTTCAACGGCGCGGTACAGGCTTTGGCTCAGGGACAGATTAAGGCTAGCGAGGCCGGCACCGGTCTTCGCAACATCTTGACCATCCTAAACACTCAAGCAAAAAGCGAATTCAAGCCATCAGTTGTTGGGCTTTCTGCCGCTCTTGCTAACCTTGAGAAAGCAGGGCTTGACGATACTCAGATGGTCAAGCTGTTTGGTCGCGAGAACATTACCGCAGCTAAAGTCCTTTTGCAGTTCCGTGGCACGATGGACAATGTAACTACCGCCATTACTGGCACGTCTGAGGCTTACAAGCAGGCAGCCATCAATCAGGACAACCTGAAAGGTGATGTTGCAAACCTTTCTAGCGCCTTCGAAACGTTGCAAATCACTATTGGCGACCTGTCTGACTCAACTCTTCGCGACCTAACCAAGCAACTGACTGGCGTACTGTCTAGCTTCAGCAGTGATAGCGGCGCGCTCGCCACTTTCTTTGATACGGCTGGCACCGCTGCGTTGTCGTTTGCCGCAGTCATCACTGGCCGCGTTGTAACTGGGCTGGTTGGTTATGCCTCTGCTCAAGCCGCAGCCGTCAAAGCTACATTCGACCAAGTAGCTGCGGCTCAGTCAGCAGCCAGTGCAAATCTTATGCTAGCCAAGTCTGAAGACGCAGCAGCACAAGCAGCACTGGCGAAAGAGAAGGCTATTAAATTAGCGAACACCGGCATGATGCTTGGTTCTTCCGGCACAGACAGGCTTGCAGAAGCAGAGGCGAGAGCGGTAGTTGCAACGACTAACCTGAACTCGGCTATGGCTGCAAGCTCTGGAGTTGCTACCAAGTCGGCAGCGGCTATCGGGGTTCTCAGAAAGGCGACATCGTTCCTTGGGGGGCCGCTTGGCGTTTTCCTTCTTGCGGCTACCGCCGTATCCGTATTCAGCAAAGAATCGGCAAAGGCTCGAGTAGAGGTTGACGCGCTTAATGGCTCACTTGAAACGCTGTCTTTCAACCAGTTGTCGCGATCTGCACAGGAAGTACAGGGCCAGATAGTTGATCTGAATGGACAGCTTGGCGAGGCTCGAAACAACTTTAACAGCCTGTCAAGCGACAAGGCTGTTATGTCTTCTGATGCGTTTGCAAAGAAGCAAACAGACGTAAGGGCCGCGCTTGATGATGTAACAAAAGCAATCGATCTTCGCAAAAAACGCCTAGAGGAAATCGCAGCAGCGCAAGATAAGATTACCAACAAGGCTCCTGTAGCAGCGAAAGACCCTGAAATCAAAAAGGTTGTTTCGACAACATCCGAAGACGGGCAGAAAGAACTTGCAACGTTAAGAGAGCAGTTGGCTCTGTCTAAGCTGACTGGCGAGGCAAAAGCCAAGCTACAGGCAATTCAAAAGCTAGGCAGCACAGCAACTGAGCAAGAAAAGAACGAGGCCGCAGCGCTCGGCGCGGAAATTTACAAGCTAGAAACGGCAGTCAAAACTCTTGCGACCACCAATAAAAAGCAAAAGACTGACGCTGAGCAGCTTGCAAAGCGAGCCGCGCAGGAAGAAAAGAAAGGCATTGAGAGCAACCTTGAAGCCTTTACAAAACTTGGCGCCGAACTGGCTAGCGTCGGGCAATCTGCACGAGAACTTGCACAGGATCAGGCTCAGTTAACTCTGAATAAATACGCTACTCCTGAACAGATCCAGTCTATTCGAGACATTGCCGGCGCATTCTATGATGCGAAGACTGCAAAGGATACGCTCGCTCGCGTGGACCCAGCAGCGAATGCTACACAAGGTTTTCAGCAGCAGCTAAAAGACCTTCAAGCAGTCAACGATATGAAGCTGCTGAGCGATACCGACTATCTGGCGCTTAAGGAACAAGCCGAGACCGACTATAACGCCCGCATGATGGAGATAGAAACGCAGCGTTTTGCCGCGCAGTCAGCAGGAAACCAGGCACTGATAGACGGGCTTGATGCATTTGGGCAGTCGGGCACGCAAGCTTTGGGCGGACTGCTCTCTGGAACCATGAGCCTCCAAGACGCGATGGGCAATGTTGCTAACACCGTGCTTAATTCCGTAATTGGTTCGTTCGTTCAGGCTGGCGTTGAATGGGTTAAGCAGCAGTTCGTAATGCAAGCCGCAACCCAGGCTACCAAGGCCGCAGAGATTGGTGGCATTGGTGCCGTAGCAGCAGCTCAGGCCGGCGCTACTGGTGCAATCGCGGCAACCACTACAGCTACGGCGGCAACCACTGGTACGGCTGTGGCGTCGTCTATGGCTCCTGCTGCTGGCCTGTCATCTATTGCTTCGTTCGGTGGCGCCGCTGTGGTCGGTGGCGCCGCTCTGTTGGCGACCATGGCGCTCGCTAGTTCGTTTGGCGGTGGTCGCCTGAATGGTGGCCCGGTAAGCGCCGGCAACATGCACCGCGTTAACGAGAACGGCAAACCTGAGATCTTCAACGCGGCAAACGGTCGTCAGTACATGATGCCCAATACCAGAGGCGAGGTTGTATCTAACAAAGATGCAACTGCTGGTGGTGGCGGATCTGCGCCGCCAGTTATCAATATCAACAACTATTCCGGCCAAGCAGCAACAACCGCTAGCAAGTTCAGCGAGGCTGATAAGCGCTGGGTCGTGGATGTTATTGTTGGTGACATGCAAGGCGGCGGTACTTCTGGCCGCACTGTCAACCAAATCACCGGAACCAAGAGGGCTGGCAGTTGAGTATTCTAGATATTGTTCGGGCTAGCGGCGGGCCTGATTGCATTATTCCGACTTTGGAGTTGTCTTGTCCTGTATGGACGGCATCGCTATTCATATGTGCAGGCTACGAAGACATCACGGCAGTAACTGAGCTTGGCGCAACTGTTACATTCTTGGCGGCTGGTATTGACGTATCGCTGCCAAAGAAGAACAACGACGGAACTCAGAAGCTGTTGTTCGCTATTGACAACGTTCGCGGTGATGCTCAGGCGCTTATTGATCAGGCTCAGGCAGTTGATGCGCGGATTACTATCACTTACCGTACTTACTTGGCGTCGGACCTTTCGGCTCCAGCAGAGAAGCCATATCGAATGACATGCATCAGTGCGACCATGAAAGGGCCCACTGTCGAGATTAGCGCAGGTTACTTCGACATGATCAATGCTTCGTGGCCGCGTGATGTTTATACTGCTGATTTCGCCCCCGGTATACGCTATATCTCATGATCGAAAAATACCTATCAATTCCCTATGTTGATGGCGGCCGGTCCATGGAAGGACTGGATTGTTACGGGCTGCTTATCAGGATCAGAGAAGAGCTAGGATTAACTGCACCTCCAAATGTAGGCAGCATCACGCGCCATAATGTTATTGGGATGCAGCATCGATATTCAGAGACTGTCGGCCAACTAGAAGAATGCCAGCCTGAAGTCGGTGCAATTGCAGGCGTATTCCGTAACAAGGCGCTGATCCATGTCGGAGTTGTGGTAAGCATCGATGGTAGACTATCGGTACTAGAAACCAATCCTAAATCTGGACCTCGCTGGCTAAGAGTTCGCGAGTTTCAAGATCAATACGCCAAGGTCATCTTCTATCGTGATAGACATTTTTCCGAATCATCTTGACGGTGGGCCTTGCGAGACTGCATATACCGAACGGCGCATGACTATCGCTGCGTGGCTCGATAGTTATACGAAGGACGGTTACAAAGACGGCGACCATATGCCGATCAGCGTGAAGGTTGAAGGCGAGATCGTTGATAAGTGCGACTGGTCAACCTTCGTATTCAAGCCTTCCGATTACGTAGAAATCCGAATTGAACCAAAAGGAACCGATCCGTTCTCGATGGCTGTTGCTATCGTTGGCGCAGTCAAAGCGGTATTTGGCATGCTCATGCCCGCGCTACCCGGAACTCCAAAGACTCCAGGTCAAGGCGAGTCGCTGATTGAAAGCAGCGTAAAAGGCAACAAGGTAAAGCTCGGCGGCGTAATCCGCGAATCTTTCGGCATGCAGAAAATCTATCCAGACTTTCTGGTCCCTCCGCGAAAGTATTTTAGCGGCCCTCGAACACAGTGGACAGAATTGTTCATGTGTATCGGTAAGGGCAGCTTTGATATTCTGGCTGGAAACGTCAGGATTGGCGATACTCCATTGATCGCGCTTGGCGCTGAAGCCTCTTATCAGATCTTTGAGCCTGGCGAAATAGTCTCTGGCAACTCAGCGTCTAACAACTGGCATAACGCGGTAGAGGTTGGTTCCAGCACTACGGGCGCGGCTGGTCTTGAGCTAACATTCACGACAGACGTTACTCCTGTGGCGTCTGCTGGTGCTTTTGTATTCTCTGGTTACACCATTAGCATTCCTACTGGTCAAGGCACATTCCCTGCCGACTGGACTGTAGGACTTGTGCTGCGCGTAGTAGCTCCATACACCTACACCGTTACAGATGGCGGCGGATCAGCTCGAGATGTCATCACCGGGACGCTAGGCATGCTCAACCCGACTGCTGGCGACACCATCGAAGTTACTGGTAACAACGCCGGTAAATTCACCGTCAACTCCTACACGGGTGGCGGCTCTCCTAGCATGACGCTCAACTATGAGTGGGGAGATCCTGCCAACTCCATGAACGTTGGCACCGGCCTTGCTGCTATCGGCCCTGATGGTTTGCGCTTCAGGATTGCCGCATATAGCGCTTCGTCGATCACCGTTGTTAGGCTGACATCAGCCGGCACCGATGACGCATCGTTCCCAGGCTTTGATGCGCTTACAACGTCGTCAGGCAGCGTAGCGGTCGATGCTCTTAGTGGTTCTGGCGGGTGGCGCGGTCCGTTTCCTGCATGCCCTGAGAACGAGCTTACGTCGCTTGTTGAATTCGACATGTTTTTGCCCGAGGGCTTGACGCACGTAGGAGGAAAGGGCGATCTAAACGAGAGAACCGTTAGCTTCGAGGTTCAGTATCGTGAGGCTGGATCTTCTGGCGCCTATACATCCCAGTCATTCAGCTACACCGCCAACACTCTTGACCAAACAGGCTTTACCAGAACCATCTCGCTACCCTATCCAATGCAGCCAGAAGTGCGGATGCGCAAGACTGCACCCGCAGAGGAAAGTATTCAAGATCACAACACCATCCAATGGTATGCATTGCGCTCGCTACTTCCTTCGCCGTCAAGCTATGCCGGCGTGACGACTCTCGCCGTCAAAGTTCAGTCGTCTGACAGAATTGCAGCGCAAACCGAAAGCCTTGTGTGGGTTATCGGGACCAGAATCCTACCGACTCGATCTGGCGGCTCGTGGACTGTGCCAATCCCGACACGGGATATTATCCCGGCGACTGCATACATCGCTAAAAGCATTGGCTATACCGACTCCGATCTAGACCTAGAGGAAATGGATCGTCTAGATAATGTCTGGAAGGCGCGTGACGACAATTTCGACTTGCAAATAACCGACGCCAGCACTGCGAAAGATACGCTAAACGATGCTTTAGGCGCTGGATTTGCTGAGCTTGCTCTTGATCGCGGGGTGATTCGCCCTGTGCGCGATGAGCCTAGAACAACTTTCGAGCACATGTACACGCCTCAGAACATGACTGAAGGCCTGACTCGCGATGTGCAGATGCCAGGCCCTGATGACTTCGACGGTGTTGATATCTCGTACATCGACAAAGACTCTTGGGTTGAGACAGTTATCGAGTGCCGCCTTCCTGGCGATCTAGGCCGAAGAGCAGAAAAGATCAAGGCAACTGGCGTAATCGACAGAACCAAGGCGTGGCGCCTTGGCATGCGTCGTCGTCGTATCCAGCGCTATCGCCGCGACCGCTACTCATGGTCAACCGAAATGGACGCAATGAACAGCCGCTATATGTCTTACTGCATGGTTGCTGATGACGTTCCTGGCTACGGTCAAAGCGCAATGATGCTGGACTTCACTATCGGCATTGGCTATGTCTCAATTGAATCGTCCGAACCTTTAGATTGGTCTGTAGGCGGAACTTACATGGCAGCAATTCGCAAGCAGGACGGCACAGTCTCCGGCCCATATGTAGCAACTCGAGTGGACGACTATAACTTTACGATCCCTTCTCTCGACTTCTCTCCCGATGTTAGCTGGGAATACGAGCCGCCACATATCTTGTTCGGTCCATCTACTCGCTACCACTATGCAGTTCTTGTATCCGACGTTAGTCCGTCAGGCATATCGAAATGTTCAGTAGATGGTGTGGGGTATAATAGTTTGGTATACGCATCGGACGACCAGACTGCGCCATGATTAAATATCCAGAAGGATTGCCAAGAGGGCTGCATTCCGGGCGAACGTACCAGACTGTTAGCCCTCTTCAGCGTTCTCAGCTTGAGAATGGTCGAGCTAGGCAGCGTCGTCGGTTCACTAATGTTCCGACAATGGCGTCTATTAACTGGATATTCAATTCTGTTGAGTCGCAGGCTTTTGAGGCGTGGTGGCGAGACTCGCTAATTGACGGCTCTCAGTGGTTCGAGTGCCCGCTAGAAACCCCTCTCGGCTACGAGATTGATTACGTAGCTAGATTTACCGATATCTACTCTGGCCCGTCTAGAGTGGGTCCGCTTCTTTGGTCGTTCTCGGCTGAGCTTGAATTAAGGGAAAGACCTGTTTTGGATGCTGGATGGGGTGAATTCCCCGAGTTTATCCTTGAGCAATCTATTTTCGACATCGCAATGAACCGCGAATGGCCCCGACAGATCAGCTATGTTCTGATGACCGAAGACGGCTACGAATTATTAACCGAAGACGGCTACGGCCTGTCAACTGAGTAAAATACATGGCAGACCAAAAGAAAGGTTCGGAACTTCCGCTAGCGAGTTCGGTTGGCGATAACGATGTGTTTTTCGGGATTCAAGCCGGCGTGACCAAGCGGACTGCGGCGGCCTCGCTCTGGAACTACATCAAGTCAAAGGTCATTACGCTGTTAGGGCTGCGTGGCGCTGATTTCAGTGACTATGCTGGCATCGATATGACTGGCGTTGCTGATAGCACCACGGCGCTACAGGCGGCTTTGATCAGTGGGGTAACTCGGTTCACAGGCAAAGGCACAATAAAGTTTACCGCAACATTGAGCATCCCGGTTGGGGTCATAATTGATGGTAACGACCAATTGCGACTGCTGTATTCGGGTCCAGTTGGCGGGGACGCAATTACGTTTACGGAAGCTGCGTCGGGGGCAAAATACCTTTCGGGACTGCGGCACCTGAGACTGCTTTCAAGCGTTCGCGGCCGCTACGGTGTTACGTCCCCAAAAAGTGCGAACGCGTGGACTCGCCAGTATCGCTTCGACTTCACTGGATTTCAGTCCTACGACTCGAATGAAACCTTGACGATTGCGACGAACTATTGGGATCGAGTGCTTAACCTGGGTGACTTCCGGCGTTGTACGTTGCGCCGGTATCATATCGTCGGGGGCTGGCCCGCTACTGACACGAACGGTACTGACCACGCCAACACGGGGCTTTACGTTTCGGCGAATACCGGTGCTATTGGCCTCACCATAAACGACGGTGACTTTACCAGTTGCTCACACCCCATGAACCTTGGTGACGGGGTCGAAGGGCATGAAATCACCGGTAATGAGTGCGTCAGTTGCTGGGATGGGCTCACCTATTCAAACTCAGGGGAGGAGCCAGGCGGGTTTGTAGACAACAACCATTTCAACGCCAGCCACCGGGGGATTGTTGGGTCTAAACGTGTTGAGTTGCAGCTTGGGCAAAACAGTTGCTATCGAAGCTCGGGCATGGCGGTTCATTCGCTTGGCTGGTCAGCTATCGACTTGTCAGACTGTAACTACAAAGTGACGGTCGGCAACATGCATATTGTGCCAGGTAGCGCTGTAGCCCTTGACGACTCGTGGGCCTTCCGGTTCACGAACTGTGCAGCCACTTTCCTACACATCAAGGGTTTTGATATCTCCCTGCAAATGACCGGGGCCCTCCTCTTGGACACGGTCACCGGTATTCGCGTCGATGCGGGTACGGCTCGTGGGTGTGCGACTTTTTGCAAGGTTCTCAACAGCGCGTCAGATGTGAAAATGACCAACATTGACGCTTCAAACTCTGACGCCTCTTTGTTGGTGGTTCCAGCAGGCTACAACCCAACCGGCATATACATGCAACGGATCCCCCAGGGATCTTTGAACAGTCCTGTCAGCCTAAGCGTAAACGCAAGTTCCGACTTCACGATTCAGCCGAAGTCAGGGCAAACAACAGTGTCCACTAGCGGGACGGTGACAGCTAACCTGATCATGTCAAAGGTTGGGGCGAGCGCTGGCGACATAGTTGACCTGAAATATGTCAACTCGGGGACGGCAGGAACCACCGTGACCATTCTCAATGGAGCTGGCGGTACGACCTTGAACATTATCCGGTCAGGCGTATCCGAGAGATACTTCATTCGTTACCGTTACAATGGGACCACGTGGTCGTGTGACTATCTTGTTCTAGACCTTGACGCGACTAAGAGAACCTAAACAATGACCACCTACGCAACCGGCAATTCTATAGGCTCAACAGCCGCAAAAGACCTGTACGACAACGCCGAGAACCTCGATTTTTACTCACTCGGCCCCCTGGACTACTATCCTGACCGCCTAAACGTTAATCGGATATCTCTCCGGGGCATTGAGAACCGGGCCAATACCGCGCTGGCTAACACCGGATTCGTGGATATCGGCGATTACGACGCGGACGGTCCACTGACCCTGACGCTGCGCAATCAGGTGTTTACGAAAGACGGCCAGTTCTACAGCCCGAGCGCCGCACTTGCGCTGCCGTACACCACCGTAAACAACTGGACGACTGACGCGCCTAAGTTCGTGAACCGTGGCGACTTCGTTCTGCGCCAAGACCTCGGGCAGCCTACTGGTGCTACGCTTGTTGGCGCAGAGGATGAAGACGGAAATACGACAACCGTCCAGCTTGAGCTGCTGAAAAATAAGTCTGAATTCCTGATTGTTGATTCCATCGCCGCGGCACGGCTAGCCCCTGCAAGCTTCAAAGGAATCATCGCGACGACCGGTTACTACGCGGGATCGGCAGACGGCGGTGCTAGGTATCGTATCGACCTGTCCGACACGACCTCAGCCGATAACAGCTTCACTACCCTTGTCAGCACTGGCGGCGTACGACGAAAGATTGTTTACGAGGACAAGCTGTCAGTAAAGCAAGCCGGCGCGAAAGGCGACTACACAAAGGTGTCGAACACCGGTACGGATGACGCTATCGCATTGCAGCGGGCGCACGATCTAACCCCGCGTGGCGTGACGGTCTTCTATCCGCTCGGCCTCTATTACACCTCCGCCACAATTTTCTGGAACGGAGGCAGCAACGTCGAATTCCAGTCGCGCGCAACCTCCACCGACGAGGCGAAATGCGCTATCGTCGGAGAGTTGAACCTTGATGGCGTTGTCCATGCACGAGTTGGCGACACGACATTCAGCGGCCAATACAAAAACGTTGTGATCACTCGGAGAACGGGCGTTTGGGCCAGTAGCGTTCGCGGGTTGATCTGCTCCGGCGTGGATCAGCAGGTTTTTGAAGACTGCGCAGTTTATCGTCATGGCATCTGCGTACACGTAAACGGACAGTTGAACCCCTGGTTTAGCCGCCTGAATACCTGGATGTGCACTGGGTACCACCTAAAGATCTCGCAGTGTGTAGAGCCGCGCTTTAACAACTGCCGGTTCGGGCGAAATGGCGGCATTGACCTTATTTCTGATGGGTATGTACTTGTCGATGGTTCTGGCGGTATTCAAGTTGATACGGTCGACTTTACCTCTTGCCAGTTCAACCAGTCCGGGGCGCTGGCCAACATGGTCATGCGCGTTATCAACTACAACAATCCGAATGGTATTTTTACTTTCACCAGTTGCCACATGGAAGGCTGGGGGACTTATGTTCTCGGTATCGACGCCACCACGCCGCGCCTGCAACGAGTAAAATTCATCGGATGCACCATCACCAGCGACAGCGCTTCACAGTTCATTGGTGGGTTAGGTGCGGCCCTAGAAGACTTGCAAATCACTGGCTGCACAATCGCGGCAACAATGACGTTCGATCATGTGCACACCGCGTCGATGAACTCTAGCCACCTTCTTGGAAATTTGATTATTAACCGAGGAGATACTATTACCACTAGCAACCGGATTATAGGCAACGTAACACTGACAGGAGGTGACGGCAAGCTAACGCTTATGTGCAACCAGATCTCCGGTACGGTCAACGATACTTTCACAGGCACGAGGTCCATTAGCGGTAACATCTAGCCAAACAAAAACCCCGCTTATTAGGCGGGGTTTCTTTTAGTGGATTGTAGGCCCAGCCGGCAACACCATCGGCTCTTCTCCCTCATGACAACGTTCAGCAATCAACACGCTAAAGTCCTGCCCTTCACACGGACTCATCTCGATATTGAATCCAGACTCAGCCAGGTTAACCACCAGATCCGAAACCATGTCAGGGAACGGGAAGAATTTCAGTTTGATTCGTTGGCTCATTTTCCGCATTCCTTACATTTACTATGCGATGGTTTTGGTGGTGCAGCTGGTGCTGGCGGTCTAACTGCATTTGGTGGTACGGGTTGCGCTGCTTTTGCTGTCATTTAATCGGCTTCCGTATTTCCTGCAATCCCGAACATTCGTTGCAGTAGATTACCCCGTAACTCCTTAGAAACACGCCACCACTACCGCTGATCTCGTGCTTGCAACTGCAAACTTTCTCTGAGAACTCTAAGTTCTTCGCGCATCTCTGCAACTCCAGCCAGCCACATTCCTTTCTCTGGTCCTGGCTGATAGGGGCACTCATGTTTATTCTCCAGAAATGCAATCTTACCCTCAAGGTATTGCGGATTGCTTAAGGCTTTATGCAGCATGCTGATTTACCCATTGCTCTCAGTGCGGCAGTCAATCTAGGCGTTTGTGGCGACTCAATAGCTGCTTCAATTAGTTCTTTTAGTGCTGCCTTCTTGATTGCGTGACGCTCTTTGTTCTGAATGCTGTGGCACTTGATGCAGGCAAGATTCGGCAAGTAGCGACGACCTGCCAACTCTGGATGCTTCTCGCACTCCTTGCCGTAGACTGATCTCATTGATTCAGCTCCTTGACCTTGTCGAGGCAGGCGCGTATCCGGTCGTCAAGGTCGGTGCCGAATATGTTTCTGTCTCCGCACTCGTAAGCCTCCATGAGCAAGAGCGTGGGCTGTACGGCTGCATGACGGTAGACCGGAAATGAGTCGCTCCAATCTTCAGGATGATCGGACTTATCATCGGGCTCTGATTGTTCTACGAGACGGGAGTGTTGGCATTGAGTCAGCCACGCCACCGGCTCACCCTGCCAACCCTTCAGCCGCTCGTTCTCCGCCGTCAGCCGTGCGATGGTGGCTTGCAGTTCGGCGAGTTCGGGCGGGGCGGTGTAGAGCAGGACAACGTGGTATTCGCCGTCGCCATCTTCGCTCATTGACTCGGCTTCGCTTTCAAGGTCTGAAGCTTCGCCAGATACGCACAGCTCGCTGTAATGAGGCTTTCCGTCTGGCTGCATAATCCCGTAGAAGAACGGCTGGCGATCGACGACAGGGGCGGCGCGCTTGTTCCAGCAGGCTACCAAGTAATTTTCGGTCCCTTCGTATTCTTCTCCGCCCATTAGGGCTTCGCATCCATCTTTAATGCGGTCGCAGAATATTGCAGGAGAGCCAGAGTAGATGGTTAATTTTGCCTGCGACCCACAGAACGGGCACGGCAACAACTCAATTTCACTGCTCATTCGCTTGCTCCCTGTGCTGCTCGATAAGCTCTTGAATCTGCTGCGCCCAATCATCTTCTGACTGCATCACGCCAACCTCTTCTAGCAATTCAAGAAGCTCGCGGTATTTCTGTTTGGAAGTCATTAATTCAATCCTTGGTTGGTAGATGCATCCAGCAACGCATCGATTTGCGCATCACTACGCCGGCTCAGCACGCTTGATTTTCGGATGTCACGAAGAACTTTCACCAGTTCCGCATTCCGCTGCTCGGCGGCTGTCAGGCGCTGAACAACCTCGCTAGCTGGCAGTGGTGGCGATGCCAAAAACTCGGAGACTGCTGGCGCGTATGACGGATTAACAGCCAACGTTTTCAGGTGCCACAACGTAGTCATGCGGTGGTTGTCGAATTGCAGCGCCAAGTCTCGCCAGTGCTGCATATCGGCCAGCTCTTCCCGCAGCGCAGCCTCTCGTTGCAATCCGAGAGATAGACCAAGCTCTGCCGATTCAGCGGCGCTTTCGAACTCCACCGCTCGGTCTGTCATGTCTTCGTAGCGTTTTTGAACCTTCTTATTCTCTTCCCGAAGCGCAGCTAGTGCAGCTTCATGCGCGTCAGCCGTTACCGCCCACGGTCCGTGCGGGTCGTAGCTAATAACGCTGCCTTCTTCAGACAGCATCCTCACAACCTGATAACGATGAACTTCACTCATTTTTCAAACCTCCGATAGTCCGCTATGAAACAGGCGGCACGTCAGCGCCAGAAAGACGATATAACCAGCAAGCCAAATCACTACTTGCAAACCTTTTCGAAGTAGCCGTCTACATCAGGCCATACACCTTCCGAGATCATTTGGCAGCGAAAGGCTTGATCGTCTAGCCCGTCTTGATAGCTCATGCGATTCGAAACAACAAAGCCGACACACAGCAGAACCACGATTACGATTGTTGTAATTGTTTTCATGATCAATCCTCCATGCTCAATTCAGCCTGCTCTGGATCTTCCATATCTACTGCGTCAGAGTCAAATTTGCATTCCCAAACGTGACTATAGAGCGAAGAGTACATTTCGTAGCTGATTCCGCCGACCAACAAGGCACCGCGAAGCATGCCGAAGATGTGCTTGTATTCGCTGGTACGTGAGCGCTGGAATTTGTCGTCGGCGAAGGAAATAGCGTTATGGATGGCTTTAACGAAGGCTGCTTGATTCTTGGTATGCATTGGGTTGCTCCTGTTGGCTTGGAGTGATTGTAATCTGCCACACAGGATTTGCGCAATCTGTTTTCGGTTAAAATGGAAATATATTTTGAGGTGCGAGCAAATGAAAACTTCTCAGGCCGGTAT